AACATATCCATAAGCATATATATAGTACATATGCTTATTCGCATCGATTTGGTATTTTCTTATTGGATATTTGCCTGGTATATTGCCTATATGGCAAAGCTAACCACGTATAATCCGAAATGGGGACTTATTTTAGGAATAATAGAGAACCTAGGAATGTTATTAGGATTCATTGTATTTGGGGCATCTATATCATCTATTGCACTATTTTTAGCCATAAACGCATTATTAAAAGGCATTCCATTGTATACTATTTATAACACAAAAACCACTGTAAAAGATATATATGTTCTCCTATGTTTATTTGCCATATATACTATATGGGTCTATATCAACCACGGAACCATAACAGATTATTGGAAACAAATATTTGATTCTATATTACACAGAAAAAATGAGACGCCGGCAATGTGGCTGATTGCGAAAATCCGCAAGTATATTGGTGTATAATACATAGACATATATAATTATGTATGCATACATATATACATAATGAGTGCAACGGCTCATCCATCCAGAAAAAACGTTTATTTTCTGACGGAAAATGAAGAAATAAAATCCGCTTTATTACACATCGGTATAAAAGAAAAAAAATCTCAAAGTATAAGTCGCACGGAAAAAGAGTTTATTGCAAATTGGATTCGAAATACAGACAAAAACAATAAAAAGAAAAATGTGCGAAACTTATGTAGAGATAGTGAAATGTATGAATATTTATTGACAAATCTATATAACCCCGACAACCCAGCGCAAAATCATAAATACACGAGTCTATTTATTTCTGGTGGAGACAAAATACTGGGATTAGTGAACTTCTATATTTTTACGATGGCAAACGGACAAAAAATTATGCAAACCAAAGGCATTTGCGTTCCGGATTATGGCGCGAGAGGTTCAGGTAGATTATTGATTGATATATTGAAAGAATTGGGAGAACTATTACACGTAGACAAACTTGTTATATTTTCACTCAAAGATGCAAAAATGTTTTATATAAAAAATGGGTTGGTAGAAGAAGTTATAGAAGAAATGGCAGAAGAAGATAAAGTGCTTCATCAAATGATATATGATTTCCAAAAACTTCCCGAAAATACTGCAACCTCTGAACATAGTCCTATAAAGTCGAAAGCAGGTGCATACAAAACAAGAAAAACACGAAAAAATAAAAATCGCAAAACGAGACACCGAAAAACATATAAAAACACATAAGAAAACCGAATAAAAATAACCACAATAAATTATTTTTATTGCACAAAAACGCCAATAATATACAATAGTATACTATACAATGAGTTTTGAACATTCAATATGGAAAACGCTTACACATCCACCAATGCATATGCTACCAGAAACCGCAGAGGATGAATTATTAGACAACACATATTTTATAGCAGGAGAACACGCATATAGAAAATTAGAAATAGAAAATGGATTGCTATATATGGGCCTGAAAGAATATCAAGCATTTCCACCACATATAACTCCAATACGTAGAAAACAACACATCAAAGAATGGATTGAAACTACAAAATATCCAAATAAAAACTTATGTAGAGGTAGCAATGTATATACATACGTATTAGACAATATAGTTAATGATACATATACCAGTATATTTATTGTAGACAAAGACAAAATAATAGGTTTAGCAAACTTTTTTATTGAAATAGATGGATATGAAACAATATTGCTAACAACCGGTATATGTGTTTCTACTTTAGCTAAAAGGAGGACAGGTAAGTATTTGATTACTATATTGAAAAACATCGGAAAATCATTGGGTGTAAATAAACTGGTCATACGTTCAGTGAGTGAGGCAAAAAAGTTTTACGAGAGCAATGGTTTACGAGAAACCGAACCCGGGACAAATATAATGGAATATAAGTTTGTACCGCAATTTTCGTGGCTCAAAGGCACAACATATGGCGGCATAAGAAAAACAAAGAAATCGCGAAAAAATAAAAGGCGTACATATCGCACAAAAACTCTGCATAAATATGCGCAATCTCACACATAAGATGGAATACTATCTATATCCATAATGACATTTTGTTTCGCCACTTTTTTCGCCTCTTTAGTAGAAAGTAAAAATTGACTAAAAAAGGGCAATTTCAATTGTTCGTGGGGAACACAGTGGTGTACCATTCGCGCAATCATTTTGTATAACTTGAAATTGGGATATCGCTCTTCGCCGTCTTTTTTATAGAGAACATTTTTCCCATTGTCATCGCAACACCAGCCATAAATGATTTTCTGAAACTCGTCCAATTCGTCTTCTTGTTCTTCATCAATCAAAAAGTCATAAATGGAACAGCCAAGACGACATAAATCGAAACTAGGATTGGGGTCTAAACGCGCCTTTTTCTCATTCATATAAGGCTCACAGTTGTATTGCGTTGCGGCGTCGCCCCCGGGCGCGAAGCTATCGCTACAAAATATTTTACCGCAAAATCGGTAAATACTTCTACCGAAATCGATGAGTTTAAATATACGACCATATGTTGGAACCTGGTATGTTTTTTTGTTATAGGTATAATACAAAAACTCCACGTCTGTATTGACATACATAATATTGTTGGTATGAAGGTCATTATGCGTAAACGAAAATGCGCGCTGATAGGCAATAAGTGTCATAACCACTTGCATCAGGGCAGCCGCACCTTCCATTTCGGAGAACTCGTCGTCTTCAAATAATTGGTCCATTGTTCCATCACATTTTTCTAAACAAATGAGTTGCACCGGGAAATTGTACATATAGGAAAAAATGGATTCATCTTCGTCGTCTTCGTCGTTATTAGAAGACTCGCTATCTGATTCCGAAATACTGGGTTCGCTTTCACTATCCCCCTCTTTCAATATATCGCCATCATCATTGTCGTCGTCATCGTCGCTGTCAGACTCATCTGTGCTATAGTTGAGACTACTATCATTGCTGGAATCCGATGACTCGGATACATTAGAAATAGAACTATTATGCGGTTTTTCATATACAATTTCGTCTTTAGGAGAACAAGGTTCTATTTCTTCGATTTCGAGAACCGGTTCGCCTAAAGTTTCTATATCGAGGTCAACAACCGATATATTGTGTGTATTGGGAGAACCGTGAATATGTAATCGCTGTTTATTTCCACGGGAACCATTGCCATAATTTCCATCAGTCGGTATTTCTTCAGATAATTTGAATAGTTTTCCCACGTTCTCGTTGAAATAGCGCGAAGTACATAAATATTCTATGTCGTCGGAAATATTCATTTTGTATTTCTCTTGTATGCCTAAATAATTCCCATAGAAATCGATTCCGTGTACAAATCCGTGGCGATGCAATAATTGGCTACTCAAATAACTGAAAAAACAATCAATATACGAAGCATTATTGCTATCCATCAGTTTTGGATGGGTACCAGCAGATGCATTTAATGACGGAAGTGTTCGTATGGCATCATCTGCAACATTGTATTTACCAATCATATATTTAACAGGGTCAAGTAAGGGAGAGAACTTGATAAATACGGGTTTATCTACAAGTTCTCCCGTTTCAGTATCTATAACACTATGTAAATCGTGTATAGCATATTTATGTTTCAATGTGGTAGTATGGAAAGATGTTTCATCCAAACTAAAAAATCGGGAATAAATAGGGTTATAGTGCTGTAGTCCGCGTATATTAAAAGGCATATATTCATTTAATAAATCGTGTTTGGACATTTCATAACTACTTTCCAAGTTCTCTATAGGAATAAGTTCAGTTTGTCTATAATGTGTTTGCATTTTCCTAAATACTGTATATTTAGTGATAAATATAAAATAGATAGTATTCAAACGATTGTTCTCCTAAATAGCGGTTCTCGTTATAAATATACGTAAAAAATAAAATGGTATATTATTATATCTATTTAGGAAAACAATGACACTAGAATTGAAAAAGTTTGATATGAAGTCCATCACATTCAAGCCGGATGAAAATAAAGGACCAGTTATTGTTATGATTGGAAGAAGAGATACAGGTAAATCATATTTAGTCCAAGATTTGCTATATCACCATCAAGACATTCCTATTGGAACAGTTATTTCAGGAACAGAAGCCGGAAACGGATTTTATGCGGCACACGTGCCTAAACTATTTATTCACGAAGAATACAATACCGTTTTAATAGAAAATATATTGAAACGACAGAGAACTGTGTTAAAACAAGTCAACAAAGAAATGGAAACATATCGCCGGACTACCATTGACCCACGTACATTTGTTATATTGGATGATTGTTTATATGACCAAACGTGGACTCGAGACAAAATGATGCGTCTGCTTTTTATGAACGGTCGCCATTGGAAAGTAATGATGATTATTACTATGCAATACCCACTGGGTATTCCGCCCAATTTGAGAACCAATATAGACTATGTTTTTATTTTAAGAGAACCTTATATGACTAATCGAAAACGTATATGGGAAAACTATGCGTCTATGTTTCCCACGTTTGAATCATTTAATTCGGTTATGGACCAAACCACGGAAAATTACGAATGTTTAGTCATAAACAACAATGCGAAATCGAATAAATTGCAAGACCA